GCGGTCTGCCGCTTCCGTCCACTCGCACCAACTTCGCGTTCCATCGTGACGCGATTGGTCTGGGCATCAGCATGAACCAGAAGTCTGAGATCAACTATGTGCCTGAGAAGACATCCTTCCTCGTCTCCTCGATGTTCTCCGCTGGAGCCATCGCGATTGATGATGAAGGTATTGTCCAGATCAGCAGCACCGAGTAGGAGGGCTAGATAATGGCTTTTGATTCCGCTGGACTCGGCGTTGTTTCGGCTTCCAAGAAAGGTAATGCTCCTAGCATTTACACCTATCAGACTGCCGACGCGATTGCTGATGTAAATACCGCAGGCTACTTCAATAGCGTTTCGGACACCCTCGCGGTGGGCGATCTGATCTATTGCGTAACCTCAACCGGAGGCACCCGCGTTAGCACGCTCACTCAGGTTCTGTCGAACGCGAGTGGCGTTGTTGACGTTGCTGACGGTACGACGCTTGCCGCCACTGATGGCGACTAATGGGATCGGGGCGGGCTTCGGCTCGCCCCATTTCTAGCGAGGTAGATCATGGCTTCTGGTGACACTAAACTTTCGATTTGTTCCGATGCCATGCTTATGCTTGGCGCTGCCTCTATCTCGTCCTTCTCAGAGGGCACGGACGAAGCGCAGATCGCGGATCGCTTGTATGACGACATCCGCGACACACTGCTTATGCAGTACCCTTATTCATGGTCGGTCAAGAAGGTCAAGCTGGCGCAGCTTGTTGATGCTCCAATTAACGAGTGGAAGTATCGCTACGCGCTGCCGGGCGACATTCTTGGCAACCCGAAAGCAGTCTTCATCACTAGCGCAGTAGGCGGCACGCCTGCGCGCGACTTTGAGATTTACGGCACGGCTCTCTACGCTGACTACGAGGAGGTCTGGATTGACTACCAGTATCGCCCTGAGCCTGCCTTCTTCCCGCCGTACTTTGTAAACCTGCTCAAGCACGCGCTTGCGGCTGCGTTTGCTGAACCGATTACAGACCAAATCCAGAAGGGCGATTACTACCATCGCCTTGCCTATGGTTCGCCCAGTGAGAACATGCGTGGCGGCTTGTCGCGCGTGTCAATGAACATTGACGGCGTGGATCGCCCGCCGCAGAACATTATGGACTTCCCGCTGACTGAGGTTCGTGGATGAGCCGTGTCATTCGCATCCAGAATGATTTTACCTCCGGCGAACTCGACCCCCGTCTTCGCGCACGCACAGACCTTGCCCAATATCAAGCCGGTCTGACGACCGCGCGCAACGTGTCTATCCAGCCGCAGGGTGGCGCTATACGCCGTCCCGGCACGAAATATATTGCAACACTGGACTCTGGCGCTGCTGACGCAGTTCGCATGGTGCCGTTTGAGTTTAGTGTGTCTGACAGCTACATGCTCGTGTTTACGCCGGGCAAGATGTACGTCTTTAAGGACGGCGTGCAGATCACGAACATTAACGGCAGCGGCAATCCTTATGCCACAGTGGCGTCGCTAACATCTGCAATCCTGCCAGAAATAAACTGGGTGCAATCGGCAGACACGCTGATTATCGTTCACGAAGACCTTGAGCCGTTGCGCCTTGTGCGCGGTGCAACGGACGCAACGTGGACCGTGGACACGGTTCCGTTCTCGCACGTTCCGCTGTATGCCTTTGACTTGGACACGCACAATCCGACTTATACGATCACGCCATCTGCGGCTAGTGGAAACATCACTATTACGGCATCGTCTGTGACGACCGACAACGGAACAGCGCAGGCGGGGTCACCTAACACGATTACGCTAAAGGCCGCGTCTAGCTTTACGTCTGACGATCAGCCCAACGGCATGTTCATTGAGATCACAGCCGGGACAGGATCGGGGCAAACACGCCACGTTGAAGACTATGTGGCGGCAACAAAAGTCGCGACGGTGTACCCAGCTTGGGACACTGCGCCTGACGCTACGTCCCAATACGACATCAAGGCGTTCAAAGAAGCCGCTGTCGGGGAATACATTAACTCGCTTGATGGCTTCGGGCGTGCGCGGATTACAGAATATGTTAGCGACACGAGCGTTAAGGCTTATGTCGAGATTCCGTTCTTCGACACCAGCGCAATTACCAGCGGCAACTGGGAAAGCGAACACGGCTACGAAGAAGCATGGTCAGCGACGCGCGGCTATCCCCGTAGCGTTGTGTTCCACGAGGGCCGGTTGTTCTTTGGTGGCAGCAAGTCTCTGCCATCAACGCTGTGGGGATCGCGCGTCAGCGACTTCTTTAATTTTGATCCCGGCGAACAGCTAGACGACAGTTCCGTTGAGGCCACGCTGGACACAGGTACGTTCAACGCTATCGTTGACATCTACTCTGGGCGTCACCTGCAAATCTTCACGACGGGCGGTGAGTTCTATGTGCCGCAGTCTCTTGATGACCCAATCACACCCGCCAACCTGATCGTCAAGCAGCAGTCTGCTTACGGCATAAGGCCGGGCATCCGCCTGCAAAACATTGACGGTGCGACGCTGTTCATTCAGCGTCAAGGCAAGGCGTTACAAGATTTTGTCTTTACTGATGTGCAGAGCGCGTATTCGTCTGCCAAGGTTTCGCTTCTGTCGTCGCATCTCCTCAAGTCGCCAAGCGAGATGGCAACGCGCGTATCGACCAGCACAGACGAGGGCGACCGCCTTCTGATCGTGAACGACGATGATGGCTCTATCGTTTGTTACACATTGTTGCGCGTTCAGAACGTCATTGCACCATCTGAGTGGACCACTGATGGAGACTTCGTGAATGTCGGTGTGGACGTTGATTCTATATATACTGTGGTCAAGCGTGCTGTTAATGGCGCTGATGTTTATCTTGTGGAGCTGTTTGATGATGCGGTCTATCTGGATTCTGCCAAGTCTGGCGGTGCAGCGTCTTCGGTCACTATGGACCACCTTGAAGGCGAAACTGTGCAAGTCATTCGAGATGGTGTGGTTGAGGCTGAACAAACTGTACCAGCAACTCCTTTCACCATTACGTTCGCTGAAGCAGCGACTACAAGCTATCAAGCCGGACTGAACTACAGCACTGAGATCAAGACGCTTCCGGTTGAGCCGCGCTTGCAGGGCGCTGTTTCATTGCGTGGGTTTAAGAAGCGCATCTTTGAGGTAAACGCAGAAATCTTTGAGACGCAATCCATGACGATTGGCGGCAAAGAGATTGCGTTCCGTCAGTTTGATACAGACATGCTTGATGCAGCGGTTCCTGAATTTACAGGAATTAAAACATTGCACGGTATTTTAGGCTATACTTACGAAGGGCAGATCACGATTGGGCAGTCTGTGCCGCTCAAAATGACTGTTCTTGGTATCGACTACAAGATTAGCGCGGGGCAATAAGATGGCGGCAATAGCACCAGCACTTCCATTTATAGCGTTGGCAGGGGCCGGTATTTCTGCTTATGGGCAGATGCAGGCGGGTAAGGCGCAGGCCAAGGGTCTGGCGCAGCAGGCGACAATGGAAAGGGTGCGCGCACGGGGAGAGGCTCTTAAATACACCCAACAGGGCGTGAACGCCCTGAGAAACACTGTTGCGACCAATGCGTCTCTAGTTGCTCGCGCAGGCGCGGGCAGCATTGACCCCATGAGTGGAAGTCCGGGCAAGCTACAAACGTTTAGCGTTGCTAACGCAGTTCAGGATTATTACCTATCAAAGGAAAACGAAATCATTGCACGCGAGGGCGGGGCGTTGCAGGCTGGTCTTTTGATAGATCAAGCTGCGGGCGCGTGGCGCGCGGGGCTGTTTAGTGCAATAGGCACGGTTGCAGGCGCTGGTATGTCATTTGCAAAAACTAGAGTGCCCAGCACGCCTTCTACCACAACTCCAACCCCTAGCGGCAGTTATCAGCCTTATCAAAGTCTGGGTTACCAGCAACAAAGCGGCGCAGGACTTTTGGTGTAAGCATGGTTGATCGTCTTCCAAGATACCGCCGTGAGGGCCGTGACTTAATTACGCCTCGCATTGACTACGCTGGTGCAGGCGCAGCAGAGGCCCGTGGCTATCAGCAAATGTCTCAGGCGCTTGATCGCCTTAGTAGTTATGCGTTCAAGGAAGCAGAAATTTACGCAACAGAACAAGGCGAAAAATACGGAACAACTAACCCGCCGACAAAGCAGCAAATCGAAGACGCTCGTCGGGCCGGAGAGGATGCTGAATCCGTCTTGCCCGGAGACTCGTTTACTGCGTTTGGTCGGGCTGCGCGCAAAAGCGCGTTGGAATCGCTTGCGACCAACATGGAGATTGACGCGGCCAACGAGTTGTCCCGCTTGCGCGTTGAGGCTGAGTCTCAGGGGGTTCCCCTAAATCAATTCAAAACCAATCTTGATGCCATGATTGATGGCTATTCAAGCGCCTTGTCAGCCGTGTCGCCAAGCGCAGCAAATGCCTTTCGCGCTTCGATGGCGGCAAGGACCAACAGCGCATATATGGCCCGATCCGCTCAAATAGAAAAAGACGCGGAAAAGGTTGCGAAGCTAAGGGCGGTTAGTGCGTTTGATGAAATTGTTGAGGATCGCGTAGAGGAAGCGATTATCGCTGGCTCAATGATTGACCCTGATGGAAATGTATATCCGCTAACCGACCGCCTTGATGGCCTTCGGGATCAGATGCAGCGTATTGCGTATTTGACCGAGCAGCCTGAGCTTTTCAACGAGTACATCAAAAAATTTAACACCAAAATTAACGAACATATGGTCGGTACTGTTACGTCATACGTTTCGGAAAACCCTCTCGCGCGCCGGTTAGAGTTTCAGAAAGGCAATTTTTCAGACGGTCACGTTCAGGACGTGTACGACAATATGACCCGTGAACAGCGCGATGCGGCACGCAAGGAGGCGCGCACTTTGTCTAGCCAGACCTTAGCTGATGAGTCCTCTCTTGACGCAAGAAATGAGCGCCATCGAGACAGGCTCACGGATAACCTGCGGGCAGAACTTGTTGACGCAGACAAGGCGGGAGACACTGAGGCTCGCAACGAAATCCTTTCTCGGATGAGGGAAGTTGATCCAGAGTTGTATGCCAGCAAGGTTGATGGCTACAGTAAGGAAACTCGGAAAGACGACCTTGAAACGGTGGCGCGACTAAATAGATTAAAATTGAATGACGACCTCACGCAGACAGATATTGATGAAGCCTTTGACAAGGGCCTGATTACGGTTGACACCCAAGGCAAGTATTTTAATGCTCTTAGCGGGCAACGCGATGACGGGTTTAAGGCGGCGGTCCAATACACCAAAAACGAAATTGGATACCCGGATAGGCAAATTATCAATCCCAGTCTTCTTCAAAACAAGGCAATTCAAGAAGTTGCGCAAATTGCAAACAGGCTGGAACTAGCGCGCCAAGCCGACCCCTCTGCGGACCTGTTTGCATTGGCCCAGCGACTTTCTGCCGAAGCCAAGCAGCGATTAAATGGTGATCGCGCTGATGTGCTTAAAAAAGCAATAAACGCCGCGATTACAATGTTGGGCTTGCCTGAGGGGGCGACCGAGGAGCAAGCGCGAAAGGCACTGGGCGAACGCATTGGCGGCAAGGGGTCGGAGCAAGAAAAACAAAAGTACCGAGCCGCTTTAACAGACATAAACGAGGCTAGTCAGTAATGGGTTCTCTTGTTGATGAATGGAACAAGCGTTACGACTTGGCCCAAACCGGGCAACCGCTTGTCATGCAGCGTGGCGAAGACGGCAACGTGACCATTAACGTCATGGGCGCGATAGAACCTGATGCACCTGCGCTTGAAGCATATGATCCGACGATGCGCGAGCGTGCGCGCTACGCAATCATGGACCTTGCTATGGAGGAGTTTGGCTTTGACAAGCAAGCGGCCCGGCGGCTTTCCGAAAGGATTATGGGAACCGAAAACGATCCTACTGGGCTGGGTATTGGCTTGGCTGATCTGGTCGGCGTTGGAGAAGTTATGGGCGTAGAGGAAGGCATCCGTTCAATGCAGCAAGGCATTGAGCGGGATGATGTCCTTGGCACTGCTTTGGGCGCAGTAGAGGCTGGTCTTTCTGCGCTTGGCCCGGCAGCGTTAGCGGCCAAGCCTATCCAGAAGGCCGCGCGCGCGCTTCGCAACCCAGACGAAATACTGCGTCACGGAACCCTGTCCGCAACGCCAGAGGCATCCTTAAAAGTTGACAAGCCAATCGGCAGTGCCCGGTCAATGGGACCGGGTGTGTATTTTGACACCAAGGGTGGGGTTCAGTCTAATATACGGCAAGCCTCTGGCGGCACTACATTTGAATTAAAAGTGCCAAAGAAGATTATGCGTGACAGGGTTTTTGAGTACCTTCAAAAAATTGACGATTTGCCTGATGATGCTAGGGCTAGACTTTTTTTAGTTGCGGAAAATGCTAACGAAAAAATAGGGAGAGGCGAGTCAGTGGGAAACCTAATTGCCCGGCTTCGCAAAAATCCCAACATTTCTGACCAAGATTTGATTGACCAAGGATTTTCTGGATTGAAGCGAAAAAAAGATCAGGAAGCGGTGATTTGGGATCAATCCCTTATAGATAGCGCCACTCGGTCTGAAATAAAAACGGGTAAGTAAAATGGCACTACAGCGCGACGTACAAGACGAACTCGACATCATGGCTCAACAATCGCTTGAGCCAGACATGACGGCGCGCGTCAGCATGGAGCCGATTTCTGGCGATATGCCAGAGGGCGGGTTGGAGCAAGAAGTCGCGCCTGCTGATATTGAAATTGAGGAGCAGCCGGTTGTCGCGCCGAGCGATCTTGGCGTTTCTGATGAAACAGAACAGCCGGAAATAGAGGGAGTGCAGGTCGCCGGAATAGGCGACGTTGTGACCGGCGTCACAAAGAAGCTGGCGCGTCGCGTAGGCGAGGCCGAGAAGCGCGGCCTGCCCCCGCTGAAGGACGAGCCGATACAAGAGATTGGCGGCGTCACCATTGTTCGCGAGGCAACAGACGAGGAAGTTCGCGCCATCAATGATGCGTTTGGTGGTGAATACACCAAGGGCATCAATTTTCCCGCTATTGCTGAAGGCATTGGCGAACAAGACATGGCGGACTACTTGGCGCGCCTCAAGGACGCCAACGCAGAATTGTTTGAAAAGCAGCGCCGTGGCACGCTGAATTACGACGCCCTGATGAAGATGGCCGAACAGCGTGGCATGGACAATGTTGTGTCTGAATGGCTTGCGCGCACGCCGGGATCAGGCGAAGTTGCGGAAGATGTGCTTGCGGGCATGTTGGGCGCTATGCAAATGCAGGCCGCAACCAAGGAGGCATTTCAAGCTGCGCGGCAGATCGTTGATCCAGAAGAACGCGCCGCTGCATATTCTCGCGCTAGAAAGATGATGACGGTTGAGGCGTCATTGTTTGCCAACATTTCCGGCGCTGGCTCTGAAGCTGGCCGAACTC